ATATAAAAAGAGAAACGGTACTAAAGGTAAAAATGGAAGTAGTAAATATGATGATAATCGTATTGGGTGGCGTAAGATAAGTGGTAGAGCTCAAACATCTATGGTCTCTTGGGAAATGGATGATGTAGGTTCTATTAGAGGTATGTATCAATATACTGATAAGGGTAATGTATTTATCCCTATAGAAAAAGCTTTGCTATTTAGAACTACCACAGCACGAAACAATCCTGAAGGTAAATCATTCCTTAGGGGTGCATATCGCCCTTGGTATTTTAAGAAACATATCGAAGAGGTTGAGGGGATAGGGATCGAGAGGGACTTAGCTGGATTGCCAGTATTGATAGCTCCTACAGATGTCGATCTCTTCAATGATAAGGATCCAAAATCAGTTGCAACTAAAGCCGCAGCACTGAAATTAGTATCCAGTATTCGTAGGGATAAAAATGAAGGTATAGTATTAAGTACGGGCTGGGATTTAAAACTCCTAAGTTCATCCAGTGCTAGATCCTTTGATACTAATGCTATTATCAACAGGCATGATCAACGTATTGCGATAGTAATGCTATCAGATATAGTTATGATGGGTGGAGATAAAGTAGGTTCTTTTGCCCTAGCAAAAACGAAGGAAAGTATGTTAGCGGCAGCATTAGATGCTCAGTTAGCTAACGTAGTAGACATACTTAATGATATAGCTATCGCTAGGTTGTTTGCATTAAATACTTTTTCAGGAATCACAGCACTACCAAAACTTAAGGTAGGATCAGTTATAGCTCCTAATCTTGCAGAATTGGGTAACTTCATTAAAGCATTAGCAGGGTCTAAGATGCCTTTATTCCCAGATATTAATTTGGAAAATTACTTACGTAGATTAGTTAGTTTTCCAGAGACTACTGAGGATGATGATCAGCGTGAGGCACAGTTACAAGCAGCACAGCAGAAACAAGCAGCTACCCCTCAGGAAGATAATACAGATAATGCAACGCCTGATCCTAGTAAGGAAGTTGATGGAGGTAAAAAGAAATGACGAAATTTTGGAATATAGCATCCAATGTAGCAGATGACAGTGTACTTAATATGTATGTATACGGAAACATCGTTACTAATTCGAATCGTATAACAGGATCGCCTGATGATGTAGTAACAAGAGAAATCATCAAAGATCTGAATGCTCACCCCCAAGCTAAACGAATTAACGTTTACATTAACAGTGGTGGCGGAGAAGTATTTGCAGCTGTAGCCATGGGACAACAGCTAAAGAAACACAAAGCCGAAGTACATACTTATGTTGATGGTGTATGTGCTAGCGCAGCTACACTTATTGCGTTAGCAGGCGATGTTAGGCACATGACAGTATCTTCATTATTTATGGTTCATCTTCCTTCTACTAGTGTACAGGGAAATAAATATACATTAGACAAAGGTAAAGAGGTTCTACAGAAGGTAGAAGATATTATTCGATTAACATATAAGGACAAGTCTAATTTATCTGACGATGAACTTACAGCGTTAATTGATCATGAATCATGGTTAACCGCCGATGAGGCTTACACATATGGATTTATTACTGATATTGAGGAAGCTCCAGATGCTATTGATAACCTTATTAAAGAGGTTACTAATGACGTAATGGATCTAAGCGGAGTTGAACTTAAGATTTCAGCCTATGCTGAACCAGACCAGATTCGTGCCAAGTTAACAGCAATTCAAAACAGTTTAAAGAAGAAAGAAGAAGGAGGTATATTCATGGATTTTCAAGCATTTATGAACAGCTTACCCGTTGATAGAAGAGCAGAAGTTACAGCTGAGATGACTACACAAGTAGGAATTCAAACAGCAACACTCACTACACAGGTAACTGACTTTGCAACACAGGTTGAGGCATTAACAGCTCAATTAGCTACTTCAAATACTACACTAGAGAGTACACAAAACGATCTAGCGGCAGCACAAGAGGCAATTAAAGTTGCCAGTGCTTCATCTGAAGATGCAGATGTAATATTTTTAAACTCTTTACCTGTAGAGGCAAAACAGGCAATATTGGATGCAAGAAAGATAGCTACAGATGCTACAGCAGCATTAGCAGTAGCTAAAGATGCAGATGCATATGCACAGTTCGTAAACAAAATTGGAGCATATGATAATCTTCCAGTTCAAGATACACATATTAAAGCATTATTTAATTTGTCAAGATCTTGCCCAGAAGATTTCAACTCGATAGAAGAATTATTCAAGGTAGCAAACACTTCTATGGAAGGCCAATTTGCGCAGAAAGGCACAGACGGCGAAGGAGCATCAACAGGAGATACAGCATATGATCAAATCGAAAGATTAGTTAAAGATGCTAGAGCAGCTGATCCTGCATTAGATTACAACACTGCTTTTGGCAATGTATGTAAAGCAAACCCAGATCTCTATAATAACTATAGAGACGGAGAATAATAAGAAGGAGGTATTACAATGTCAGGTTATGAAGTTAAAGGCCAAACAATTTCACTTATTGCCGGCGCTGCAGTAGCAAAAGCAGACAGATTCAAACCAGTAAAGATTTCAGGTAACAACACATTTACTATATCTACAGTTGCAGAAGACGTAGTTATAGGTGTAGTGCAGAATGAAGCTAAATTAGGCGAAGCAGCACAAATTATGATCGCCGGTGTTACAATGTTTACAGCTACAGCAGTAGTTGCTGCAGGAGCTGCAGTAGGAACATGGGGTATCGCACTTACAGGTGCCACAGCTATTGGCGATATAATTGCCGTAAAAATAAAATAATAGGAGGATGCAAAAATGCCATCAAGATCAGATCAACATATTGACAAGGCACTGACAAATATCAGTGTAAAGTATATGCAGGACGCAAACAACTTTGTCAACGACAAAGTATTTCCATGTGTGCCTGTAATGAAACAATCAGATAGATACTTCATGTACCTAAAAGAAGATTGGTTCAGGGATGATGCACAAGAAAGAGCAATGGGAACAGAATCAGCTGGCGGTGATTATGATGTTGATAATACACCAACATATTTCTGTAAGAAATATGCATTCCACAAAGATGTCTTCGAAGAAGATAGAGCTAATTCAGATTCACCTTTAACTCCAGATCAAGATGCTACAGAATTTGTAGTTGATAAGATCATGCTTAATCGTGAGAACAACTGGGCTAAGACTTATTTTAAGGCGGGTACATGGGCTCAAGATAACGCAGGTGTTGAATTTGCTACTGGTATCAAAAGCAATGTATTCTGGGATGATTACAATAACTCAGATCCTATTGCTGATATCTCAAATCAGTGTACAGCAATGGCTGAAACAACAGGCAAGAGACCAAACAAATTGACAATCGGTAGAAGAGTATTTGACGCTTTGAGACAACATCCAGATATCTTGGATAGAATTAAGTTCACACAGAAGGGTGTAATTACACTTGACTTGTTAGCTTCTCTATTCGATGTAGATGAAATCCTAGTTGCAAATTCAATTCAGAACACAGCAGCTAAAGGACAGAAAGCAGCAATGCACTTTACATTAGGTAATCATGCATTATTGACATATGCTCCAAAAGCAGCTCGTTTGAAAGTCGCTTCTGCAGGCTATTGCTTTACATGGACAGGCTTAATGGGAGCTAATGCTCTTGGTGGACGTATTAACAGATTCTCAATGCCTAACCTCGGTATCGGCACCGAAAGAATTGAATGTGAATTAGCATATGACATGAAAGTTGTTGCTAAGGATATGGGCGCCTTCACATTAAATGCTATTGATCCAGCTGGTGCAATTGCTACAGCTACAGCTAATATCTAATGGCATTGAGATTTAGAGTAACTAGGAAAGACATTCGCTTTAATAAGCAGACATATCAAAAAGGAGATCTATTACCTGAAACTTTCTCAGAGCGCGATGTATATCGCGTTCTGTATCCTTCTAGAATAGAGAGAGTAGAAATAGCAGATATACCAGAACCTATTACACCTATTGTTCCTATTGTTCCAATAGTGCCTATTGTGCCTATTGTGCCAATTAAACCAGTTGTAGTTGATAAGGGTATAAAAGCCGCGGAAGTTCTTCTTGCTTCGCCCATAAAAACAAATGGTACGTCTTTGAGTGGTAAACCTAGTTCAGTAAAATAAGGTTAGAGGTGATACGATGGCATGGACTTATAATGTTACTACTTTAGAAAGTAGCATAAAGGATCAGATAAGGCTTCGTATAGGTGATACTGTAGAAGCAGATCCAATGATACAGGATGAAGAAATTTTATACTGTATTACAGACAATAATAGTGATATTGCAAGAACATCTCTTGCATGTGTTAGAATCATTATTACACGTTTGACGAGTACACCGGATTATACCCTAGGGCCTTATTCAGAATCTAATAGTAATAGGTTAAAGGCGCTTATAGCGTTAAAGGAAGATTTCATTAAACAAGTATCTGGCTGTGATGCACCTATGATGCATAGTCCTACAACTAGTCCTATATTTTCATACGACATGATGAGTAAAATATGTTGTGATAGACCAGAAGGGGAGGAGATTATATGAACAAACGCGTAAGAGACAAGATGTTGGTATTCGATATTATTATCCATAGCACATCGGCAATAAGTTCATTGGGCGATCGAAAGATTGCTGATCTTCCTCTAAAAGGTTATATTAAAGAAGAATTGAAAGTAGTTACAAATATATTAGGAAAGGACACCACATCCAGTATACAAATATATTTTGATGGCCCTGATGTCATTAAAATTAAACAAACAGATACAATCACTGCGGGGTATTATACTACAACAAAAGTAAATGACGTTGAAGTTAAGAAATACACTACCCTGTATGCAAACAAGCCCATTATTAAAAAAGAGGTGTACTATAAGCCAAACAGAGTTGTTGATCTGGGGGTGGTATACTTACCATGAGTGTATCTATCAAGGTAACTAATACAACACAAGTGGCAGCTAAATTACGCCAGAAGGAAAAAGTAGTTATTCGTGCTTGTCTTTCAGCTGTGCATATTACTGCTGAAGCAGTTTTTAATGATTCACAATCGCGCATACATCGTGTAACAGGCGCACTTGCCGATTCAGGTAAAATAGTATATGAAAATACAGACACATCAGCCATAGCCATTATTGGGTATGGCGATTCGTCTACTAATCCAAAAACAGGTTTTACTACTGCTTCCTATGCAGTAAAAGCTCATGAAGCTTTTGGTGGTAAGTGGCTTGAAAATGCTATGATAGATAATACCGAACTTTTTAAGAATAGTTTATTAGAAAAGGTAGGCCAAGCGTTAAATAGTTAAGGAGGTTATTATGTTAAAATTTTTAAGTGCATTTATAGCCTGGCTATATTCGCAAGATATTATACCACAAGAAGTAACTGAGTTAGACATAGGAACGGATAGAGAGAATAAGACATACTTAATGAATTTCCCGGACGATGCTTCAAATGTTGTTTGTGTTAGACAATACAATCAAAGATTAAACACTGATGTTTGTAGAGATGCTTGTATAAGGTACATACAAATATTAGTAAGAAATACAAGTCACGTGGATGCAATAAGTTTGACGGAAAAGGTCTTTCAATTCATGAAAGAGCGCCCAGAAATGATTGAAGATATGGATAGCGATTATTGGGTCCTAATTCAATGTACTAATGGGCCAAGTCAAATAGAACAAGATCAACAAGGAAGATATGTTTATGGCATATCATTCCCAATAACAACAAAAATATAAGGAGGTATACTTAATGGCAACGATTGGTTTAAGAGATGTGTACTACGCAACACTTACAACGGATCCTATTGGGGGTCCAGCAACATATGCCGCACCAGTGAGAATAGCAGGAGCTATTTCCGCTAACATAAACCCTAATACAGCCACAGGCACATTGTTTTCAGATGATGGACCTAGTGAATCCGCTTCAACTCTTGGTGAGATTGCATTAGAATTAAATGTAGCTGATCTTAGTTCTGCAACACAAGCAGCTATGTTAGGACATACCATTGTAGAGGGAATTCTTATTAAAAAGGGTTCAGATATTCCTCCATATATGGCAGTAGGTTTTAGATCATTGAAATCTAACGGAAAATATAAATATTTTTGGTTAGCTAAAGGTAAATTTGCCGCTCCTGAAGAGGATTTAGCTACTAAGGGTGATAAGATTGATTTCAAAACGCCTACACTTAAGGGATCTTTTGTAAAGAGAGATTCTGATGATGAGTGGGAAAGAGTTGGGGATGAAGATGATATCGCTTTTACAGCAATTATAAAAGCGGCATGGTTTACTAGTCCAATTTACACAGTAGCATAATACCTAAACAGAAGGAGGAAAGTAATGAGTGAAATTCAAGTAAACGGACAAACATTACCAAATCCTGGTACTTCTAATGTTACTGCTGTAGTTAATACAGCAGTAACACCTATTGTGCCAGCGAAATCTAATCTAGATACAATTCGAGATATTACACCAGCAGGTTTTTATTATATAGGTCTATTTGATAACAAACGTAGATTCATTAAGTTTGACTTAAATGCCTTTGCTCAAATGGAAATTGAATTTGGCAGTATGGAAACAGCAGAAGAACGTTTGCAAAAAGGCACCATGGCCGATGTAAGAACTGTATTATGGTTAGGACTAATTCATGATGAAGCTATATTCGATGAAATCACAGGTGATGTACTAAAATATGGTATTACTAAATATCAAGTAGGTTCTTGGCTAACTACATTGAATTTAGGCGAAGTTATGGATAAGTTACAACAGGCTATAAGTTCTTCTTTACCTGAAGATTCTAAAACACCTGATGTAGCAGCTATTGTACCTGTAGCAAGTGATATACCTGATCCCGTTGAGGAAACAGAAAGCCCAAACTAGAAAAGCCCGATAATTCATGGGATTGGGCCTTATATTATTATATAGCTACAGTTATACTATTCATGTCACCCGTAGCTTTTTGGAGAACTACGCCAAAGAAATTTAGCGCTATTTGTCAAGTACATGCAGATGTTAATGACACCTCAAAAAGTAAATCAGGTCGCAAAGCTACTGCGAAGAAAGAACCAGAAGTATTTGTCGACCAACTCACATTCATGTAAGGAGGAAAATTATGTCAGCAGATGTAGGAACAATACAATCACAATTGACACTAGATTTTAAAGATTTTTCTGCCGGCATGAGATCAGCCACTAATTTGGTTAAGACATTAGGAAAACAGTTACAAAAAGCCTTGGGTACGAATGCTGCCCAGGGCTTTTCGACTACTAACAAGGCGATAACTAGTATAAGACAAAATATTGTTAAGCTACAGGCAGCAACATCTACCTTTGCGGCTGACATGAGGAACGCTAATACTAGTATAAAGCAGTTTACTGCTATCAAGAATAACACATCCGCCTTAGGGAATTCCATTAAAGATGCTTCCAAATCAGCTAAGACCTTAGATGCCAATACAAGTCCTGTTGCACCGAAGATTAAGAACGCAGAGGCCGCAGCAAAGAAACTATCAGCTAATCTAAGTACCTCAGGTACTAATGCGAAGAAAGCTAATACTGAAGTTAAAGGTACAGCTACCGCAGCTTCCAAAGCAGAGAAGAATGCAGATAAACTAGCAAAGAACATTAATAATGCATCTAGCTTTGCCAGGGATCTAAAGAGGATAGTAAGTGGTATCGTTATCTCCCAGACCTTCTATCGTTTATTAGGTGTAATGACAGATTTAGTTAGTGCCTCAGTTGATTTTATGAATAACATGGCACAATCAAGTATTGCCTTTAAATATCTATTAGGTAGTGCTTCCGAAGCTAAAACATTATTAACGCAATTACAGGATTTTGCGATCGCCTCCCCCCTTGATATGTCGGGCGCTACTAATTCAGCTCGAATGTTAATGACTATGGGATTTCAAGCCAAATCAGTAGTATCTGTATTGGGTACTATTACAGATGCGGCTACAGTTGCTGGTGGAGATATGGAAAGTACAGTAGATCGTATCTCTCTTGCATTAGGCCAAATGTTACAATCAGGTACAGTTAAGATGCAAGAAGTAAGGCAGTTAGTAAATGCTAATATTCCTATCTATGATATTTTACGTGAGCAATTAGGATTAACGGCAGCACAGATATCTGATATAGGTAATGAAGGTGTTGATTCAGGTAAGGCAGTAACTGCTATCTTGGTAGGATTACAAAAGAGATTCGCTGGTGCAGGTAAGGAAATGCAAACAACTATCCCCGGTGCATTGAGTGCAATAAAGGATAGTTTCTATACTACCTTTGATGTTGTAATGAAGGGCCCTTATGAAGCTTTTAGACTATCATTAGTAAGTTTATCAGACAGGTTACAATATTTAGCCGTAATTGCTAGAAAGTTAGGTGCAGGTGGTGTATTTAATAATTTAATCCCAGCTAGACTACAGCCTATGATTAGAAACTTAGTTGGCGCTTTTGGTCAATTAGGAACAGCATTACAATACGTAGGTAGAATAGCACTGCAGATATTCGGGGCTATGGGTGAAATTATCCTAAACGCCTTAAATATTGTTTTGCCCCCTATATCTATAATAGTTAACGCTATTGCACAGCTAGCTTATGTTTTAATGCAGACATTTCCATTTTTGAAATATTTCGCAGGAGCGCTAGTTTTGTTTTCTATAGCAAGACCAATAGGCATGATTTTATTATGGTTTTGGAAGATCATAGGACTAGGTGCTATATTAACTAAGATTACAGGCTATATAGGTAATATGATTAAATGGTTAGGGGTACTGGGTACAGCATGTTTACATCATCCCTTAATAGCGTTTTTAGTAATCCTTGCAATTGCCTTATTAACTTTAACAGGCAATACGCAGAAGGCTATTAATAAAATAAAGGAGATGTTTAGTTTATTAGGGTCTTCTATGACAGGAGCTAATAAAACAATAAATGGGGCTACTAATTTAGGGTATGATCCTAATACTATAGCTCAACCTAGTGTAGTTGAGGCCTCTACTGATGCACAAAATTATTCAGGTACATTAGCCGATCTAGCTAAGCAATTAGATGCTGTAAGCTCTTCGGCAGATGATGCAAGTAATGCAGTTAAAGAGGCCTTCAATCAATCCTTCGATGAGGTATATAATATCGATCCTAGTAAATCCTCTGACTTAGGCTTAAGTGGCTTAAATGATATTGATTTATCCGGAGCAGTAAACACGCTGGGTGATCTTAACGGTGCTTTAGGCGATTTAAAAGCTTTTGACTTTGATACTTCTTGGGCTGATGGGTTTATGAATTCATGGGCCTCTATGTGGGATGATATTAAAAAAAGAATATCTTCATTTACCGGGTGGTCATCTAAACAAATTGATTTTGCCGCTATTGGAGCTATAATAGGTGGCATTATTGGTTCAAGTATTGCCCCTGGTATAGGTACTGCTATTGGCGCTGCACTTGGAGCTACGGTAGGCGCAGCTGTATCTAGTTTGGTAGATCTCTTTCAATATAGTTGGAAAGAAATTGGATGGTCGTTAATTCAAACATTATGGCCAGTAACATTAGAGGTATTTACTGCGGCAACAATGTACTTCGATAAAGCATTTAAGGCCGAGAATTTTTGGGATTTCGGCGCTAATATAATATTAGGTATAGCCGCAGGTATAGTAGGTGGATTTATAGCTATAAACGAATCTATCTTACAACTATTCAAACTAGTAGTTGATTCTGTGTGTTCTTTCTTTGGAATACATTCTCCCGCTACTGCTATGATGCCATATGGTAGAAATATCTTATTAGGTATATTAGAAGGTATTACAGGTGCCCTAGGTGAAATACCAGCATATATTGGGCAAGTAGCAGTAGCTGTTCTTGCTTCTACTAGAGATGGATTAGGAAATGTAAAGACTAATATATTTACCTTCTTTGCGGATACCCGAAATAATATACAAGGTTTTGTGGTGGAAACAGGGGCAAATATTGTAGGCTGGGCCGTTCGTAATGGAAGCACTATAAATAATTGGGCTAGTAATACAAGAAGTAGTATAGGTAATTGGGTTGGTAATACGAGTGCCAATATTGCTAGTTGGGTAGACAATACAAGTAGTAATATGGGCATTTGGTGGTCTAACGTTAGTGTTAGATTATATAACCTTACTGGCTTTTCATTCTCGTCATGGTGTGATAATTCTCTAAGTAACATAAGTAATTGGGCAAGTTCAGTATGGTCAGTTATAAATGATAATTTAGGCAGTGCTATAGATAAAATAAAAGACTTTCTAGGTATAAGTAGTGGTGGCTCTAGTATTAGTATAAATTCTAGTTTTAGAGGTAACGCCTCTTTTGGTCATGCTGCAGGTGGTGTATTTAATAGAGAGCATTGGGCCCAATTTGCAGAAGGAAATAAGGCGGAAGCAATTATTCCATTACAGAATAATTCCGCTATGCAACCTTTTGTAGATGCCGTGGCTACAGGTATTACAACTACCTTAGCACCAATAATGGCAGCTATGTCTGGTTCATCCACTTCAGGTAAAACACCAATATATGTACAAACTATGATTGCTGATACTAATGGTATTAAAGAATTAGAACGTAAGTTATATGAAGTTAGAATTCAAGAAGAGGGGAGGAGCTAATAATGCAATCACAACATAAACTAGATGGTAACATATTTAAACGGCCCTCCACTTTTCTAATTGAGAGGTACAAAGTTACTAATTTACAACGATTAGCAAATGCAGATATGGTTGGTGATTTACTAGCCAAGAAACGAAAATTTTCATACAAGTATGATTCTATTCAGGCATCAGAATTAAATAAGATATTAGACATTATATGGGAAAGTAATTCCTTATTCTATACGTTAACTTATATAGAGAGTAATGTCGAAAAAACGGCAATTGTATATACCGGAGCAATCCCTTCAGAACTGTATAGAACGGGTTCTAATTGGGTTTGGAAAGGTGTTTCATTTGACCTCATTGAAAAATAAGGAGGTATAGTTATGTCGATTCCAACTACAGATGCAGAGTACAATAAAGCAAGTCGTTACCTGCAGCAAAAAGTAATAATTTATTTTCCAGGAATAACACCAGTTGTAGTTACAAGGGATGACTATTTAATTTCAACTGGTACATTAGAGGAGGCCCACGCAACTAGTGGGTCTATTCCTTTTGGCAAAGTTTCATCTAATGAGTTAAATATAAAGTTATCAAGTCCTAATGGCTTATTTGCCCCAAGTAATAAACTGAGTCCTTATTATAGCAAAATGATACGAGGAGTAAAGATTGAATTATACACGCGCCCTGTACCCGATCCAATTGAGTATGACTGGGATCCTATGGGAGTTTATTATGTAACAACTTGGTCGGCGCAAGTAACGGGTATAACAGCGGACATTACAGCTAATGATAAATTGTATGACGTATTTAAGTTATCGCAAATAGTATATCCCATCAAAAGGGAGATTTCGTACCATGATTTTTATAGTGAAGTTTTCGCTGCTTTAGGTATAACAGCGGAGATAGATGTATTACTCACTAATAAGCTAAGATACGCATATATAATGCAGGCTAATAAAGACTTCTTATCGGAGCTGGGTGTAGGAGCACTATCTGATTGCTACTGCAAACATAACGGTAACATTGTCGTTAATTATCTGTACAAGCAAAGAGTATTACGTGCTACTATTACAGATGGGGATCAGATCATTGATGCCACAATTAACCAGACAATCGATATGAGCTATGATGGCTCGGAAGTTACATGCAACCTACCACAAGAGAGCGCCGAACAGAATGTATTATCAGTAAAGAACTTTTCAGTGAGTGCAAGTGCCACTGAAACAACTACCATGCTATTATCCTCTACCCCCTTAATAAGGATGAGTAAGGTTGCTACTACTGGTGCGCCACAAGTGCATGTCATTAATGTAAATGCAACACCTTCGGAGGTAACCTTTGAAGTGCAGAATCCGAATGCTAGTCCCTATGGAATTAATATCGATTTCTTTGGTACTATTATTAATACGTATAAAGTAACATATAAGGATGAAGGAGTTAAATTATTATCCATTGATAATAAATATATGCAATCCTTTTTATACGCCTCTATGGCTAAGGACTATTTACACAAATATGTGAGTAGTGAGCTTCCAGTATTATCTCTTAACGTAAGAGGTAATCCTAAGTGGGAATTAGGGGATAAACTTCGTATTGTCAGTGAAAGGTATCATCTAGATTTTACAGGTATTTTAATATCCAATAAGAGTACTTATGATGGTAGTTTCTCATCTGCATTGAAGTTAATTGATGCTACACTATTAGAGGGGGTAATATAATGTCTTATGCTACAAATATATTAAGCACACACTTAGCGGATTATACTTCACAAGGAGCAACAGAAGCTGATGGACAAATAACTATTGCCTCCGGAGGACATATATACATCGACATAACTGCGGCACAGCTACCCCAGCTAACTGATACTATGTTATTTTCTTTTGAGTTAGCTACCTTTACTGATAATTATACACCAAAGGTAAATATCTTCATAGATGTAGTAACAGCACAGGGACAGTGTTTCAACTTTACAATCTTTCCTAATAGAGATTCTAATGGCATAATGTCAGTGGAATTACCTATGACAACGGCTCTATTTAGTTATTTTAGATTTCGGATAGAGGCTATAGAAACATGTACATTTAATAGCTGGGAGTTATGTCCAGCAATTATCTCTCAATTATCAGGGGATATAACAGCGATTCAAGAATCTATAAATGGTATTATAGAGAATTATATAACCTCGGCAACCTTCAATAATATCATAACCCAGTATCTTAAGGCCAGTGATATTATAGCTGATAACATAACTGTAGGAGAATTAGTAGCTAAGTTAGCCCGCTTTCAAACAGTAACCGCTATGACAGTTAACGCACAGAATGTCCTTTCCTTCTCTGTATCATCTAATTATTTAGCAATAGCTGATGCCTTTATAAAGAGTGCAATGATAGATAGTCTTAGTGCTAACAAGGTCAATACAGGTTCTTTAAATACTAACTTAGTACAGATACAGAGTGAAGATGGACATTTTGTAATCAAAGGAAATACGCTTCAGATTACAGATGCTTCTAATGTTACTAGAGTACAGATTGGTAAAGACGCTGCTGGAGATTATGATATGTACTTATGGGATGCAGCCGGCGTACTTATGTTTGATGCACAAGGTATGAAAGCAGCGGCTATTAAAACATCAATCATAGTTAATGATATGATTGCTGCAAATGCAAACATTGCAGGTAGCAAGATTGACATTGAAAGTCTTATCACAAGTATAAACGGCAATGTAAAGACAATTGATGCTAATAAAATTTCATATAATGGTGAAACACTGGATGTATCCCTTAATAGAATGATTACAACTGTTAGTGACCATGGCACACTTCTTACCTCCCAACAAACCGCAATAGGAGTAGCACAAGGAAGTATAGATGAAAAGGTATGGCAATCAGATATAGATGATGCAACTGGAAAAATAGATATTAAATTTGC